ACTTGTTTAAGAGTAAATCTTTAATATCTATAATGACAAAATTACACCATGCAAAATATAGATTTGGATTCACTGGTACACTAGACGGCACACAGACTCACAAGTGGGTGCTAGAGGGTCTCTTTGGTCCATCATATAAAGTGACTAGAACAGAGGAGTTAATGAGGCAAGGACACCTCTCTCAACTGGATATACAATGTTTAGTCCTGAAACACAATCCTCAAGTGTTTGATACTTATAATGATGAACTAGAATATATTATATCACATGAACAAAGAAACAAGTTTATTACTAATCTATCATTAGATTTGAAAGGGAATACACTTGTTCTTTACAGCAGAGTCGAAGCACATGGGGCAGTGCTCTACGAAAAGATAAATAGCAATAAGGGTGAAGACCGAAAGGTATTCTTTATACATGGTGGTGTCGATGCTGAAGAAAGAGAACTAGTAAGAGAAATAACGGAAAAGGAAAAGAATGCAATTATCGTAGCTTCTTATGGAACTTTTTCTACAGGCATCAATATTAAAAATCTCCACAATGTTATCTTTGCTTCTCCAAGCAAGTCCAGGATCAGAAATCTTCAAAGTATTGGAAGAGTTCTTAGAAAAGGAAAAGACAAAGTAAAGGCAATACTATATGACATTGCTGACGACTGCACCAAAAACTCAAGAAGAAACTATACACTCAATCATCTAATCGAAAGAATTAAAATCTATAACGAAGAAAATTTTAATTATGAGATAATCACTATACAACTAGGAAAACATGGGAATTGAAGAAGACTTTTACGCAACAATTAAATTAAACTCTGGTGAAGAAATCTTTGCCAAAGTAGCAGCGTCTGAAGAAGAGGATAGAACTATATTGATTGTTACTAATCCTGTTATTGTTAATGAAATTAAATCCCGTATTGGTGTTGTTGGATATAAGATAGAACCTTGGCTAAAGACTACTAAAGATGATATGTTTATGCTTCGTCTAGATGATGTCTTGACTCTATCAGAATCATCTGACATAGAAATGATCATGATGTATCAATCGTTCGTCAGAGACTCACATGCAGATAAAACTGGACAACCAAAGTTAAGTAAGAAGATGGGATTCATAGCAACAGTCAATGATGCTAAAGAACTTCTAGAGAAGATATACAATAGTAATTAAAGCTATAGCTGTCTTATCAACCCTAACAGAGTTATTCTACAGAACATTTCATACCTTGTCAACTATTAATGTAAATGTTATAATTTCTAGATAGTTATGATAAATTTTTATGATATCAACGACAGTTATGGCAAGAAGAAAAAGATCAGAGCACTACGTCAATAATAAAGAGTTCCTTGCTGCATTAACGGATTATCGATCTAACGTAGAAATTACTTTTATTAAGAAGTTTGGTAGAGAACCCACTAAAGAAGACAGAGCACAGAGATGGGATACGAAACCACCCATTCCACGCTACATTGGTGAGTGTTTCTTGAAGATTGCAAATCATCTATCTTTCAAACCAAATTTTGTTAATTACATGTTCAAGGAGGACATGATCTCTGATGGAATCGAAAATTGCGTTCAGTACATTCATAATTTTGATCCTGCGAAATCCCAAAATCCTTTTGCTTACTTTACGCAGATCATTCATTATGCGTTTCTCCGCAGGATCCAAAGAGAAAAGCGTCAGTTAGAAATCAAGAATAAGATCCTTGAGAAGTCTGGATATAGTGAAGTATTCTTTGATGATAATGTTGACGGAATGGGTTATTCCGACTATAATCAAATCAAAGATAATGTACATAGTAAGTTGCGCGGATGAAACTCACACCTGAAATTATTGCTGAACTTGAGTGTGTCCTAGACATGCGAAAGAAGAATGGTGAAGAGATCTGGCCAGACGGAACTGAACTAGAATTCAATATTGCTGGAACCTTTGCTGCTGATAAGTTTATCGTTATCAATAAAGTAAGACAAAGAGAAGAGAGCACACCTGACCCTAATTTGAAAGCACATCATGCCTGATCCTGAAGCACTATATGATGACATGGCAAAACTGAATGCCTTATATGAAGAACTCTGTTGGGGTCATGATGATGAGTTGGTATTCACTCATGATGGAAAGCGAGTTGTTGTTTATAACAAGACTTTAGAAGAAGAATGAAAGTTGCAATCATTACCGACCAGCACTTTGGGGCAAGAAAGAATTCAAAACTCTTTCATGATTACTTCCTCAAGTTTTACAGAGAAGTATTCTTCCCACGTCTAGAGGCAGAAGGTATCACCACTGTGGTGGATATGGGTGATACCTTTGACAGCAGGAAAGGTATTGATTTCTCCGCATTGTCTTGGGCAAAGAACAACTACTATGATAAGCTCCGTGATATGGGAATCACGGTTCATACTATCGTAGGTAATCACACTGCATACTATAAGAATACAAACGAAGTAAATGCTGTTGATTTATTGCTTCGTGAGTATGATAATGTAAAGGTCTACTCAAAGTGTGAAGAAGTTCTCCTAGATAAACTAAAGGTATTGTTTATTCCCTGGATCAATGCAGAAAATTTTGAAAGTACTGTCCAATCTGTTAAAATTTCACGTAGCGTATGTGCGATGGGGCACCTTGAGCTCAACGGATTTAGAGCGCATCGCGGACACGTCATGGAGCAAGGTATGGACTGCGACCTCTTTGCGAAATTCACTAAGGTCTTCTCTGGTCACTTCCATACACGATCCGACAACGGACAAGTCTACTACCTAGGCAACCCATATGAGATGTTCTGGAACGATGCTAATGATAAGCGTGGTTTCGTCATCTTTGACACGGACACTCTAGAGTGGGAGTATATTGATAATCCTAACAGGATGTTCTATAATATCTACTACGAGGATACAGACTATCGAATGTTTGATACTCGTCAATATGAGAACAAGATTGTAAAGGTTATTGTTCGTCAGAAAACTGACCTTAAGAAGTTTGAAAAGTTTATTGACAAACTCTATGCTTCTGGTGTGTTTGAACTCAAGATTGTTGAGAACTTCCAATTCCAAGAGAGTGAAGAGTTTGAAGCATTTGAGTCAGAAGACACGATTTCTATCCTGAATAGATATATCCAGGAAGCTGAAGTAAACCTTGAAAAGTCCGTCATTCAACGGATAGTTCAAGAAGTATATCAGGAAGCATGTGAGATGGTTTAATGTTTATTCTAACAAAACTTGGTAGTGAGGATCAAGGAGCATACTCTGTTGCAAATGAAGAAGGAGAGCAGATACTATATCTTTTTGAAGATGAAGATGATGCGACAAGATATGCTATGATGTTAGAAGAGGATGGTGACTATCCCGAAATGCATATTATAGAAGTTGATGACGAGATGATGATAACTATCTGTGAATCTCATGGATATGAATATACGGTAATCACGCCAAATGACATTGTAATACCGCCAAGAACTGAAACTCATGATTTTATTTGAAAAGATTCGTTGGAAAAACTTTTTAAGCACTGGCAATCAATTTACTGAAATTGATTTGGATGCAAATTCTACCACCTTGATTGTTGGTAGTAATGGTGCGGGTAAGAGTACTGTGTTGGACGCATTGACCTTTGCTCTGTTTGGAAAACCTTTTCGTAAAATCAATAAACCACAACTACCCAATAGCACAAATGAAAGGGATTGTGTAGTTGAGGTAGATTTTTTTATTAATGGAACTAGTTGGCAAGTTCGGCGTGGTATCAAACCAAATATCTTTGAAATCTATAGAGCTGGTAATCTTCTAGATCAATCTGCAGCAGCACTAGATCAGCAGAAGTGGTTGGAACAAAATGTTCTGAAGATGAACTACAAGTCATTTACCCAGATTGTTATCCTGGGTAGTAGCACCTTTGTTCCGTTCATGCAATTGACTGCTGCTAATCGTCGTGAGGTGATTGAGGATCTCTTGGATATTAAGATCTTCTCCTCCATGAATACAATCATCAAAGATAAGATTCGTCAGACTAAAGAAAATATCAAAGTTTTGAATCTCAAGAAAGAAAGTCTGACTGAAAAAGTTGACATGCAAAGCAATTTCATTGAGCAATTGGAGAGTGAAGGCAAAGAAAAGATTGATGGTAAAAAGAAAAAGATTACTGAATTGATGCAAGAAGCAGAGATGTATGTAAGAGAGGTTAGTAATCTTGAAGAGAGTGTATTTGGATATATTAAAGAACAAGAATATGTAACTGGAGCAACAGAGAAACTTCGTAAGTTGGGAAATCTAAAGGGTAAGATCTCCCAGAAGGTATCGACCATTACGAAAGAGCACAAGTTTTTTAGCGAGCATACGGAATGCCCTACCTGTGGGCAGGACATTGAAGAGGAGTTTAGGTTAAATAGAATTAGTGACGCTCAAACTAAAGCAAAGGAATTGCAATCTGGTTACAAAGAACTAGAGCAGGCAATCAAAGACGAAGAAGAAAGAGAGCGTCAGTTCACTGCCCTTTCAAAGGAGATTACTAAACTCAATAATGACATTTCTAAAAACAATACT